CCAGAAATGTCATCACCAGAGATACCGTCATCAGGGAAAGTAATCGTCCCCGTAGCTGTAAGGTTAGTAAACGCACCCGCACTAGCATTAACCGAACCAATAGAGACGCCATCAATCGTGCCGCCATCAATGTCTACTTCGGGGTCTACAATCTGTGAAGGTGTTTTACCTAGAAACGGCATCAGGTGATCTCCATTACGCCTAGAACAACATCAAGCGCGGACGCAGTGCCAGATTGCACCTTGAGCGCATCACCTGTTTCCAAGATGTACTTTTGCCCAGCCAGTGTTTCCAGCGTGGTCTGACCGGGAACCGATACGTTCTCTAGTAGCTGATGCGTAGTGCCGCCAGAGGAGTCTGAGAACTGCACCTGTACGTCTACAGCCTGAGTTGTTTTGTTAGCCAAGGCCAAGCCAAGGACAACCGTAGTCGTGCTGGCAGGAGCCGTATAAAGAGTGTCGTAAGCGGCATTGTTAACGTCTGCCAGAGCCGCGTTCTTGAATGTGTTAGCCATAACTTATCCCAGTGCGATTGCTAGTGCGGTTGCATCATCAATGGTTGCGTAATTCGATATACCGCTAATGTCCGATGTTGTAAGGGCGCGAGCCACAGACTGGTTACTCGCGTTACCGATAAATACATTACCTTGATCTAAGTTAGGCGTGGCGTTGCTACGGCCTGCGCCACCAACCTTGATAGATCCCGCTGAGGCATGAGACCGAATGACCTTGCCGATGTTCTGAATGAGAGCCGATTCCCCAGTAGGCGCAGTGCTCGTTAGCCCGCCAGCAGTGGTGTCAACATACACCGTATCGCCTGCGCTAAACGCCGATGTGTCTAGCTCATACAGCGTACCAAACGTCACGATGTTGACCGCCGAATTTAAGCTAGCATCCGCCTCCGCTAAACCAAACGCCGCCATTTTGCTCGCATCATCAGCGTCAGCCTTTGACACCTCTGGATTATTGCCTGACACGCCTGACACATATACCGCGTCACCTTTGGACAGAGCCTCAGCGGCCTTAGCGGCAAAAATAATTGCACCAGATACCTCAACCTTGTCATCATTCAGGTTGATGAAGTTGGCGTCTACCTCAGCGTGAGTAAGCGCAGAACCTTTAGGGGATGTCCCGTCAGTCTGCGTTGTTTCCCTTGTGACTAGCGTAGCCATCAGTCAAGCGTCACCTTCAGGTTGCCCGCAGAGATGCGGAGAATATCGCCAGTGCCAATCGTCTTCGGCAGTGCGGTAGTGAAGTCAGAAGGGTCTGTCAGTTGCGCGTGGGCCAGCATATTACCGCCAGATGACGCATCGAATATCCCCGCATAGGTCACAGTACCCCAAGAGCCTGTGGCCTCTGGAAACTCTACAGCGGCGCTTGATGACGCCGTGGTAGGCGATGTGCCAGAGACGGTAAACGCTACCGACTGTCGGACATACCCGTTACCAGATACCTCAGTGCCAGCAGATGAATCGCTGGAGGCAGATGTAAACACCCCGACATAAAGCGTCGACGGTGCGGTGTAAGCAGTGCCGCCAAATACATGGTCAAGCACCTTGTCTTCTAAGTAGTCTGAAAAGCTCATCCTAATCCTCTAACCTTCAAAGTAAGTCCGGAACCTGAGTTTATGGCGTCCTCGCCAGATTCGTTAACGCGCTTGACTGCGGCGGAGTACAGTTGCGCCCACACCCCAACGCGCTCATCTTCAGCAAGGTACGGCGCTGTGTGCAACAGAGAGCCATACAGGTATACATCTGGGTGATCAGTCAGCAACCAGTTTGTCGCGTTACTTGCCGACAGAGCGGGAACCTTCTGGTAGTAGTAAAGCTCAACCTCATAGGTAGCGTCAGCAGTTGGGTAAACCTCAAAAGCTCGCTCAACATGGCAGTAATACTTTGGGTTACCAACAGTATCCTCAGCCCCTTGCCGCTTGTCCGCCATAGCCGCCGCCGACAGCAACTGCAAGTTGGTAGTGCCTGACCCGGTAACATGGAAACGGATCGTCTCCATCCAGTCGCTAGGTCGGTCTAGGTACTGCCCGGAGATTTCAGCCGTTGCCCTGTTCTCCATCTCATAGTGGCGAATCTCACGATTGATAGACGCCTCTGCCATCGTAATGAAGTCAGGTATCACCGTGGTCAGGTCATCGCGGTTTAGAAAGTCCGCAATAGACGCCTTCAACTCTGTAAAATTCGACAGTGCCATTTACTTTTTCTTCCGCTTCTTTGCAGTCTTAGCTGATTGCTTGAACGCTTTGGCAGTAGGAGCGCCCTCGCTCCCCGGCTTACGCATCTTTTCGCCAGAGCCAGCCTTGATGCGCTTACGTTTAGCTTGAATGTTTGCGTACAGACCCTTTTTACTTGCCACGCTTCTTCCCCTTCTTTGCCTTAGTCTTTGCCTTAGCGGCCGCTTTGTAGCCTGCCTTGGTGTATGGGTACTTCTTTCCGCCTACCTTTGGCATTACTTTCTCCTCGACTTAGTGCCTGAACACTTCCACCGCTTACGGGATAACCGCAACGGTGAGTTAGGGTCTTTCGCCGCCTTAGAGTGGCTCTTCATCTGCCCAGCGGATCGTGCGCAGTAGGAGTCGCCCTTCTTTGTACCGGGCTTCACCTTCGCGCCCTTCTGCCCGTAGCTGACTTTCTTGCCAGATGCGGTGCGCTTTACTCTCGCTTTACCTTTGCTTGGCTTCATGCAAACTCCAGCACAGTATTATACCTCACAGCACCAAATCTAGCAGTGCCGTTGGCTCATACACTCCCGTCTGCGGCGTTGCACCAATGCGCACCAACGTCTCTAGAAGGCCGCGAATCGGAAGGCCAAACGGGATATCTAATTCATTCTCCCCCGTCTGAAGATTTTTCTTATATGGCAGGACGGCGCTGTACTCATAGTTAGGATCTTTGAAAGTGCCAACGCGATCAGCCACAAACTGTTCATGGTCAGCCAGCAGGCCAGCAGGAGCGCCCATGCTAAACAGACGCCCATCTCCTCTAATAAAGTCGGCGAGTACATCGCGCCTACTTTTCCCTTCCATTTCTGCGGTACGGGTAAGCACATCATCAAACACCTCCATGAAGGGGCGCGAGTCAGCGACACCTGTATCTCCACCCATCCAGACAGACGCTTGATACTGCGCCGGGGTCATGTCCAGCTTGTCTGCAATCTCACCCTGAAAGTCTTCAACGTAACGATACTGAGTGTTAGACGGTGACTTCTTGTTTTTCACGTTGCCTGTGACAGCGGCAAAGTTGTGCGTGTCCATTGTCATTGGCGCTTGGTTGCCCTTCAGGTTGTGGGCAAAGCTGGATGTTTTTGGACGGTTGAGTGCCTCAAACGAACCGCCAGACTGTAAGTCCTTGAGCAGTGCATCCTGAGTGTTGTGCGCAAGGTGACCGTACCCCTTCGGGAAGTCTGGGTTAGTCATGCCCGCGATGTTCTGCCCCTGCCGATCTCTGCCATACAGGTATGAAGAGCGGCGTATGTTCTGATCTACTCTGGAGCGCGGTGACGTTGCCGCCACGATGTCGACATACCGATTGAACGCCGACAGACCCTCTTCAGCGCCCAGCGTCTCTTCAAACGCTAAACGCAGTGGCTCAAGGTTGTACCACTCTCTGCCGCCCTTCTCGCCTCGCTTCGCATACTCAGTCAGTCGCTTGGCAGTGTCCGGTGTCAGGATATCCACCAAACCCTTCGGCATCCCTCTAGGCGGATCGTATCGATCCAGCGGAAACTGCGGCACGTTAGGAACCTGAGACAGATCAGCCATGTCAGCCATGCTCTTCTGATCTACCAATTCGAAAATGCTAGATAACATTCTTGGCATTACTCGTACATCCCCCCGTAGCCGCTGATCGGTTTAGTGCCCAATATCTTCGTGAATACCTTCTGCGCCTCCTCTGGCGTTGTGACACCCTCAAGCAATCCAGTCGGGTCTTGATTCGCAAACCTGCTACCGATGTTTTCAAGTTTGTAGGTTAGGTTTGGGCTTGGCGTTAAGTTGCCTTCCCCCCAAGGATTGTTAAGCAGATACTCTGGCGGGTTTCTCACATCACCGTAAACGTGTTGAGTGAAGTAGGGAGCGACACCCTTGCGGGTTGCGGGCAAGCCAAGCTCATACCTATCCAAATCGGTATACCCCAGCAGTCGGTCAGTCAGGAAAGCCTCCTGCTCCCCAGCACTTAGCCTGTAGTTTTTGTACGGCGTCATGATGTCTGCCGACTGCCGCCGCAACCATGACAAATCCAGCGGATCGAAATCTTTACCCCCATGCTTCATTTCGCCTTCTAAGAAATCGTGTTCAGCGTCATAGGCATCAACAGCTTGGCGTCTGGCTATTCCCTCGTTACTTCCGCGATTCAGCCCCTGCAAGTCTTGGACTGCGTGTTGCATCTCATGAATCATGGTGCGGTTGGCGTCTCTCAGATCACCAAATGGGCCAAGCACCCCCATTGGCATTTCAATCTTAGGGTTGAGCGGGAAGCTGTCTGGGTCTTCAATATGCTTGATCAAGCCATGCACCTGATCGTGATACATACCCGCGTAACTGCCATCCATCTTTGGGTTCATATCTAGATCAACGTGCTTTAGATCGGGCAAAGTCTCTCGCAGAGTAGGATGGCTGAAAGAGTCAAAAAGTGAAGTCACAAACCCAAAGTCGCCAGAGTCCGAATAATTCTGGAAGGCATCATCTGTAAACTCAACGTCTACATCCGGTAGCTCAGTGCGCCACTGCCCATCTGCTCCTCTGAACCATGCAGTCTTGTCCCAAATCTCAGCAGGCGGCGCGTTGATTTGCTCTAAATCTTTTGCTCGCTCTAATCCGACCTCATCGCCTAGCGTGTGCTTGAACGTAGCAACGCGAGCAGGGGAGACAAACATAGACTTGAGTGCGCTTGCGGCAACATCGCCAGCGCCGGGGATCAGGCCAATCGCCGTTAGCAAACCAAGTCCAGTGCCAGTAGCGTAGTCACCCTCAGAGAACGCATCAGCGGCCTCAGCGCCGCCCTTCACATCTCCAATGACTGGGATGAAGTCCATCAGGCCAGAGAGATTCTCCGCCATGCGGTATGCGCGGTAGGGATTGTTTTTGTACAGGCCCAACGACAACAGCCCTTCGGCAATGTTGTCTCTTGCGCTGTCGACGATGCCCGGCTGATAGGGCAGAAGTTGGGGTTCAGTAGCCATCGCCCATTATACCATCAGGCGATGCCTTGTAGGTTACGGCGTATAGGCTCGCCCCAGTTTGATGTGTGACGGTATCCGACCGCTAAGTAACGGAACGCGTCCGCTGAGTGACTCGACCAGTCATGCGCTGGCCTGCCCTTCCACACCATGTTGTTGTCATCATACTCACGGTGATACGCCCGCAGTGCCTCAATGCCGTGGCTACACTTCTCAGCATCAAACCAGCACGTTGATAACAAAGAGCGTGACGCTTGTATCCCATCGTCTACATTTAACTGGGGCGCGATCTGGATGTTTTGCAGACCTAACGAGTTCAAAGTCTCTAGCCGGGACTTGCCTGACCCTAGCTCCCTCACCCTAACGTCATGCGGCAGGATGTGCTGACCGTAAACGTAACCCTTTCCCTGTAGCACCCTAACGTAGTGATCAAGACCGACACCAGATGTCTCATAGTGATCGATCAGTCGCGTCTCTGGGCCTATCATCTGAGCAAACCAGATTGCCGTAGTGTCGCCTATCCCCAAGTCCCATGCAGTGATTACTGGCGATGCCGTTTCATACGGTACTGCGGTGATCCTGCCCTGCGCATTAGCATCACGCATCTCTAGCGAATAGTACGCGCCCTCATGATAGGTGAGGAATGAGCCTTCCCATATATGGTCATAAGTCTCTGGGCGCTTCTCAAAGTCGTTTAGCCTCACCTGATCCAGAACGCTAGGGAAGTATGGGTTGTCGCGCCAGTTAAT